CTTCAGCCGATAAGAGAAAAACTATAGGGGACCTGTCGAATTGAAAGGAACACTGTTGTATGCCTAAGTTCAGCAGTGAGAGTTTTAAAAAACTTAAGGAGTGTCACGAGGATTTGCAGGAGATCATGTTTGAGGCGATACTTTACATGGACTTCAAGGTTACTTGCGGTCACCGTGGGAAGGCTGCTCAGGATAAAGCATATGCTGAAGGAGCAAGCACCAAAAAATATCCTAACAGCAATCACAACACTATTCCAAGCAGGTCGGTCGATATTGATCCTTGGCCGGTCGATTTCACGAACATACAAAGGTACAGGGATCTAGGTTTTTTCGTCATGGGAATAGCTGCTGCCCAAGGTAAGGACATCATATGGGGAGCTGATTGGGACCATGATTACAAGATCAACCCCAAGCCAGGGACATTGGTGGATTGGGGTCATTTCGAAGTTGTGAACCCATGGTTGGAGGAAAAATGACGACTGATTTCAAAGCGATTGATCTGAAGAGTATGTCCGAGGACAAGTGGTGGAACATATGGCATGCGATATGGAGGGTGATGATTGATGCCTCCCAGGCGTGTGGTTACTGTTATATCTATGGCTACAAGAAAGGCGAAACATGGGAGAAAGCCCACGATCCTGACTGCAAGAAGTGCGAGATGTTCAAGGCGAAGGTGTGTGTAGGTCCGATCCCTGCTAACGAGTACCTCCCTACCTATGAAGATTTTCTTCTCATCAAATTCATGGACAATCTTGAGAATCTGAAAGAGCTTGCCTACAAGATCAGGGAAGAGATCACCAAAGACAAGAACAAGGTGGTAAAAAAGAATGTGGTTCATAAAAAAGCCAAAGCTAAGTCTTGAAGCAAACCTGATGCTGGTCAAGATATTGTACATCTTCCTTCTTCTTTCCCTTTTGGGAATAATGGCTCTGATCCAATGGGAAGTAACCAAGCACAACAGGATGCACGAAAGCATGCTCCGATCCCATATCATGGAGTCACGGTGTCTTCCCGTTGCAGACTTACTAACCTGTCTTACGTGTCACAACAACATAAGGAGAGGCATATGGCAGAGAGTGCAAACATTGTAGTCGGAAGCATAGCCTTAGAGAAGTCAATTACCAATGCTATGATTTCATTTCAGCTTGAAGAGCTTGATGAGCGCATGAAGCGTGTCGAGGAAAAGGTGGACAAGCTCATCGATCTTCTTCACAAGACCTACGAGATGATAACGGAGATGTATGTTTCTCAAGGGGGTGTCCTGTGAAGGTCTATTGCATGGATTGCAGACATTTGTCTTATGGCACCTGTAAGGCTCCTGGCAATCTTATCACAAAAGACACACCGATCAAGATCAATATTCTGTGGAGGGATACGCCCGAAAAACTTAACGCCAAGAACGATTGTTCATTTTACGTTCCCGATTGTTTTGAACCACGATGGAGGTTTGCATGGCTGGTATCGAAAATGTATTCGACATGGACCACGATTTTAAAGGTTATAAATGTCCTAACTGCAACAATTCCTTCGCAGTCAAAAAAGGACTCGTAGGATACGCAGGGACGTTAGGGTGTCCTTACTGCGGAAGAAGGGTTTCACCAATCGACAAGCAGATGGAAATCAAGGGTCTGATGCAGGGTGTAGTTGACGAACTACACGGACTGTTAGGAGAGAAGCTCTTGGGAGTTGATCACTCACGGGTGCTTTACAACCAGTTGTTGGATGCATGTCAGCGTCTGACGGAACTCATTCACAGAATTTAAGGAGAGGCAAGATGGCAAAAGCGAAAATTGTTGGAAGCAAGATCAAAGCAAAAGTAGGTGGCAAGAAGATAAAGATGTCACCCAAGCAGTTCAAGAAAACGACCGGAAAAGCCAAACAGGCGGGAATCCCCCTGGAAGATTTTAACGAAGTATAAGGCGACCCCTTCATGCGGAAGATCAGGATCATAGCGGAACCGGCAAATTATTGGCATGGTGATGAAACCCTGCTGATGGCAACATGCTTTGAAGCGATTGCATGTCAGGCAGATTTCTTCAAACTCCAACTGTACAACCCTGAGAAATTGGGAAACACTTGGAAACGTTTCGCCAAGAAATACGAACTCACAAATATCAAAGAGAAGCTTCTGAAAGACATAGTTGGCATGTGCGACAACTATGGTGGTGAAGCATTATGCACAATACATACCACCGACAGGGTGGCTATGGCATTTAATCAGGGGATCACCAACATCAAGATTGCAAGCGGTCAGGTACATCCTGCCCTGATTGATGCCTTTTCGAGATACAAATGGGAACGAGTGTTCGTATCGACTGGCATGATTGAAGATCCCGAAGACCTGAATCACATTGAATCGCTACGAGAGTGTACCAAAGAGCTGGTTATCATGCATGCGGTTTCGCTATATCCTGTTACCGATGTTGAGGCAAACATATCTCGCATCCACTCCCTGCGTGAAGTATTCCCGAATGTTTCGCTTGGGTACTCCGATCACCTGATGGACGATTTAGCCTGTGTTCTTTCCATGGGAGTCGGAGCTGATTACGTGGAAAAACATTTCAAGATTGATGGAGCGTTTGGTCATACGAGTGAGATAGCGACCGATTCCAAGGGTCTTTCTACCTTGTGCAGTGTGAGAAAAAGAGTTGAGAGGATGTGGGGAGATGGAAGGTTAACAATGCAGGACAGGGAGTTTGAGTCCTCTAATCATTACAAAACGAGGTATCTGTTGGATGTCGCAGCAAAACATTAACGAGGCACATTGCGAAGAGTGCGAAGATCTTAGCTGTTCCATATCCGACAAGCGTGATTTGGGTGGTCTGAGGGAAACTATTTTCAGGTCACGGTATGCGAACAGCAATGAGGAAACATGGGAAGAAGCTGCTCAGAGAGTGGCTAATGCTGTTTCGTCCATTGAAGCTCCAAATATACAAAAAGTGTATATTTCGAGATTCAAGAAAATGATCGAAGATTTTACCTTTATCCCTGGTGGCAGGATCATCAGGAATGCCGGAAAGGTTCAGGGAAACCTTCTCAACTGCTTTGTTTTGGGAGTGGAGGACAACATATACAGCATAGCTTACGACTTGTATGCTGAGGCTATGGTTGTTTCGAAGTACGGTGGTGGAATAGGATTTAACCTTTCTGCGCTCCGTCCGAGGGGAGAGGAGCTTAGATCCCAGGGAATGGGATCGATGGCTTCGGGTGCTGTTTCATTTCTTATCGGGTTGGACTTTATCCTCAACCTCATCAAGGGTGGAGGAGGCAGGAGGGGAGCGGGGTTGTCGCTCCTTGGTGTGTGGCATCCTGAGATCATGGCTTACATATCCGTCAAATTGGATGATGGCGTTCTTTCAAACTTCAACCTGAGCGTGGGCATTACCGATGAATTTATCAAGGCAGTTAAGAAGGACAAGCCCTGGCAGTTGGTTTTCAACAATAAGGTTTACTCTACCGTTCCCGCAAGGGATCTGTGGAATTTCCTTGTCGAACATTCTTGGAAGTCTGCGGAGCCAGGGTTACTCAATATCGATAAGATTCAACGGGAGAACAACTTATATTACCATGAAACCATTGCAGCTACTAATCCTTGCGGTGAGGTTCCTCTTCCTGTTCACGGTGCTTGTTGCCTCGGAAGTGTTAATCTTTCTAATTGCTATGATGATCGAAACAATACTGTCGATTGGAAGAAGCTCAAGGAAACTGTTGGGCTTGCGGTAAGGTTTTTGGACAACGTGTTGGAAGTTAACTTTTACCCCGTTGAGAGCATAGGGCTGAATGTCAAGTCAACTCGAAGGATCGGGATTGGTACAATGGGATTGCACCATCTGATGCTTAAGTGTGGCATTCGGGAATATGGATCACCGGAGGCTTTGGAGTTTATAGATGAATTGTACAGAAAGCTCAGGGACTACGGATACCTCGCTTCCATTGAACTTGCAAGAGAACGTGGACCCTTTGAAAAGTTTATTGCAGATAAGTACCTCGCTGGGGAGTTTGTTAAAAGGCTGCCACGAAGAATTAGAAAAAATATTAAAGAGTTCGGAATCAGAAATGCAACGGTCATTAGCATTGCACCTACAGGAACAACTTCTCTTGTGGCGGGAACAAGTCAAGGAATTGAACCCATTTTTAGCCCTATTTATAAACGCAAATACTATTCACAAGGTGGTGTCGAGGAGGTAGTGGAATGGGATTCCCTCTTTAGAGAGTTTGTGGTGGCGGGTAAGGATGTCAGTCACTTCATAGGTGCCTATGATGTTTCTCCCGAACATCACCTGGAGGTACAGTCCACCATCCAACAGTATGTTGACAATGCTATTTCCAAGACGATCAACATATCTCGTGATTACGATAAGAACGAATTGGGCGTGCTTCTGCTTGATTACATAGAAGACCTGAAGGGTACAACAGTGTACAGGGAAGGATGTAAGGGAGAGGAAGTTCTGACACCGATGCCTTATAATTTCCCTCTTGAAGAATTACAAAGGATGGCTAATGAGTGAACTAAGGAAGGCGATTGTTATTCCTGATATACATGCACCATTTCATGATGAACCCGCTTTTAACTGTATCCTTCAATGTATTGAGATAGCACAACCCGATACTGCTATTGTGTTGGGGGATCTGTGTGAATTGGGTTCGGTATCACCGTGGAAGTACAGGAGAAGAAAAAGACCGGACCTGGATAGCCATCTTAAGCATATTGACAAGGACATTTCCGTTGGCAACGACATCTTAGATACCTTGGATTTCTGCCTAGATGAGAACGGAACAACTGAGAAATATTTTTGTGAGGGCAACCATGAAATATGGTTGGACAACTTCATCGAAGAGTACCCGTTTCTCGAAAAGGATTATGCTCCTGCCAATGCGTTTAAGTTGGAAGATAGGGGATACATGTATCTCCCTTACGGAGAATATCTTACAATCGGAAAGCTGAATTTTTATCATGGTGGTCACTACCACGGGAAATACCACGCCATGTATCATGTTGCAACGCTGGGTGCTAACGTTGTGTATGCCCACATGCACGATGTTTCAAGGCAGGGGCTTGCCAGCTTGTCGGGAGTTCACGCTGCGTGGTGCATCGGATCTCTCAAGAATCATGATAACAAATCGAATCAATGGTTGAGGGGAAGGAAGGTTAATTGGTCACATGCGTTTGCAGTTGTCTATTGGTTTGAAGAGGGTTCCTTCCGAGTCGAAGTCGTTGACATTACCGGTGGAAAAACCATCTTCATGGGTGAAGAGATTGACGGCAATTTGGCACAGGGTCGTAAATATGATCCTGTACGGTCCAATAAACAAACAAGGGCTAGACACTCATGATGTTCGTGCCACTCTGATTTTTGTTGTGGTGGCATATATTGTCTTTAAGCTGATTGATGCCCTGTTGGAGTATGCTTATATGAGCGTATTTGACATCATAAAAATGTGGTTCTCCCAATGAGTGAACATGAATTCTGTTACGTTATCTTCCTTGATCCCACGTATAAAGCGGGGTGGGTTGAGAGGAAGGAGTTACCTGCAAACAAGGATGCATTACACGTGGGGTGTGGCGTTGTCGTAGGGGAAAACGACAAAAGCATTACCATAGCTCTTGCAGAGGAGGCGTATGATAAGAACTCCAGTGTAATGCATCCTCAGTTATTACCCAAGGATTGTATCATAAAGCTGTTCAAATTCACAGAGGAGATTTTTGATGAACTCGGAAAGCCTGGAGTCAAAAAGGTGCTTAAGAACCAAGTTAGGCGAGAAGTTGACTACGACATTGACGAGTATAATACATGATGAATGCGACTATGGTGATGATCTCTGTTACGAGGTGGTTGTCATCGAGGACATCATCAGAAGGATTTTTCTACAGGGGTACCCGAATTATGGACCGATGATTGATAACATGCACCGTGACTTTCAGGAAGAAGCTCACGAGGAGATCCTCGACACAATCATTTACTTGGTGCTTCACCTGATCAGGTTGAGGGAGAAGAGAGTTAAGAATGCCTTTAGCAAGAAGAAGGAAGAAGATTGTACTTGCAGCATGCACGAACCGAAGCAGTTACAACAAGCTGAAGACCATTGTATCGACACTACAGCAGGATGTGGAAGTTCAGTTCCTGTTGGGTAACAGCGTTTGGTTGTACAAGTTCGGTGATGTCCATTCCTACATTAAGAGAGATTTTCCCGACATCAAGATAAACAGGGTTTCGATGAATGCCGATGGCGATGATTTGTCCAAGATGTCAAAATCGGTGGGAATGGGGTGCATAGAGATATCCACCATCATAGACAACATCGAGCCTACAATGATGATAACCGTTGCTGACAGATATGAAACGTTAGCTACGGCAACTGCTGCCGCATATGTAAACCTTCCCCTTATTCACATCCAGGGTGGTGAGGTTTCGGGAACGATAGATGATAAGGTTCGAAATTGCATAACTCAGTTGGCTGACTTTCATTTTCCTGCCACGGATAAGGCAAAATTTCGCATCTTAATGATGAAGCCACAAGATGGAAGCTTTATATGGAACTACGGATGTCCTTCCATGGACACCTTGCTTCGCTGTAGGACACTTACTAGGGATATCATGATTGACACTGCCTTTGACGAGATACATCGGCATGGCGATGGAGATCAACTGGATCCATCTAAGGATTTTATTATTGTCATGGTTCATCCTGATACTAAGGACTACATAGGTAAGGATCAATTAGATAACCTCATGGATGTTTTGAACACTCTCCCCTTACAGAAGGTGATTTTTTGGAACAACATAGATCCAGGGGGAGAGGTCATTGCCAAGGAGATCCGTTGGACTCAGGCTCATTATTGGAAAGACAACGTGAGATACCTGAGGCATGTAGATTCCTACACCTTTGGGTGTCTTATGTCTACGAGCCGTTGCATAATTGGCAACAGTTCTGCCGGAATAAGAGAGGCAACGTTTCTTGGTACTCCATCGGTCAGCCTTGGCTTAAGACAGAGTGGCAGAGAGTGTGGTGCCAATGTGGTAAGGTGCAATTTTGATAAGAACGAGATATTGGAAAAGACAGTGGAGCGCATTTCACACCGTCCATATCCTTCAGATATGTATGGTGACGGAAATGCCGGAATAAAAATAGCTAACACAATATTGGATGTGATCAATGATGTATAACGATTGGGAGTCATTTTGGATGACTCGTGGCCCGTTGAACTTCAAGCATATAAAGCCATACTTGCACAACTTTAACGTCTTTTACGAGATAATCACCGATCATTTCGGAACCGATCTGAGTAAAGTAAAAGCTTTGGAAATAGGAGCTGGGCGGGGAACTCTGAGTCATTATCTGAGGAATTTTATTGCCGAACCAGTTTGTCTTGACTTACAGAATAAGCTCATCTATTCCAATCTTGCTTTTGTTCGGGGGGATGTATTTAATCTTCCGTTCGGTGATGGGACGTTTGATTTGGTTTTTTCATATGGGTTGTTGGAACATTTTGAAATGGGTGGGCAGATCGATGCGCTCAAGGCTATGCTTCGTGTAACCAAAAGCGGAGGTTTAAACGTTCATTACATTGCTCCAATGAAGCTTGCAAATATATTTGAGGATAAAAATGTATACCGTGATAACTGTACTCTGTTGCGTAATGAGTTCAATATGCAGTGGGTTTATCCGATTGTAGGTAATCATTGGAGGACGAATAGATGGCTAGGAAAGGGAGCGTTCTTCACGCTAGAGCCAAAGGAATCACCTCAAAAATGAAATTGTTAGCCCTGGTGACAGCAAAGGCGAACAGTAAACGGGTTCCCTATAAGAACAAGATGGATATCGGAGGTAAGCCGCTTTATAAGTGGACGACTGATTATTTGGAATCAATCAGTAATGAATTTTCCATGATGGCTTTTTCGTCTGATAAGCCGGAGTCATTTGTCATTGACCACAGCAAGTGGAGGATCATACATCGTCCTTCTATATTGTGCGAGGATTGCACTCCGCACGTACTTTCTGTACAGCATGCCTTGAATGAGGCAGAGAAGCATGTTGACTATCCGTTTGATTATGCAATCCTGTTTCAGCCTACTAATCCCTTAAGGGAAAAGGAAGACTTCTATAACATGCTTTCCATGCTTGATGCTTCCAAACCCATGATCGGGAAGACGTATTACATAGATGATAATCTGAACATAAGTTACATAGAGGGCGTTTCAGGTTGGAAGGAAGGATATCTCGATGCAAGCGGGGACGGTGTTCTTGTCAGGTCAGGGAATATGTATGCTTACAGCAGGCAGTACCTCATGGGTCACAATTCCAATGCAAACTTTGAAATCGATTCCGTATATGTCTGCATCCCAAAGTTCAGAGGATACAACATCAATAACGCTCAAGACTTCGCCATCGTTGAAACCTTTATGAGGTTGTACAAGTATAAATGCAAATTGAAGAAGTAAAAATACCATTACGGCACTTCATAGAGCCTAAGTCTTTCTTTGATTATCTAGATCCGCTCATTGATGAGATAGCTGATTATAAGGCGGGAGTCAGGATAGTCATTCAAGATGAGTCACGGCTAAGACCGAGGATCTTTACCAATTGCATTATCTACAGGTTCTTGGAGCATATACCCGCTGATGAAGTGACTATTGTGGTTGCCAACGGAATGCACAGGGCTTGTTCAGAGAATGAATTAGAGAGCATGCTTGGGGGAGGTATATGCGGGAAGTTAAAGATATATCAAAACAACCCGATGGGATCCTTTCCTAGTACATTTTTTAGATATCCTTGTGTTGCTATTCATAACTCTATGCCCCACATGCATGTTGGCTACACGACAGCAGGGAAGATGTTTATGCCTGGGCTTGCCGATTTTCAGGATGTGACTCATTGGCATAGGTCGGCAAGGGGCGAGGCGTATGCCGAAATGACCAAGATGGACAATAAGTTTTCACATATCATCGATTTCACCATCCATCCCGAAGGGGAAAGACTGATGGGGTTTTATGCGGGAAAGCCGAGCGGTGATTATTACGAATGGGTTATGCAGCAGTGGGAATTGTTCAAGACAGAAATAGCAGAGCCGTATGACGTTGTAATATTGGAGCCTGCTGTTAAAACTCGTGATTTCCATCAGGCGATGAATGCTCTCCATGCTCTCAAGGTTGATGAGCGTATTGTGAAAAAGAACGGCATTGTTGTCTTATCAGGACCTAACACTCATTTTGTCGGGATGCATTATGCGTTTGGACAGCCTAACGGGGTGCATAAGATTTTTTATGATGAGGCTTTTGATTGGATTAATACAAAAAAGATGTTTGTCCTGAATTTTCCTTGGATCAGTGAGTTTCTACTTCGAGAGCATTTCACTTATCCTGTGATGAATTTTGCAACAGATACCAGGCTGGAGCAGTTTATCCACAGCCGTTTCAGTCCTGAAGTTAGGGTCTTAAAACTGAAGGGAGCAGATGTCATGTACCCCGTATTAAAAGGAGTGTAGCTTGGGAGCAACATACGATTTCAACATGCAGCATTTGAGTGCAAAATATCCAGCCATAGCAAAGCACATCCACGAATTGAAGGATGATGGATCGGTACGAGTTGTCACCTCCAAAATACCTATCTGTCCGACAGCGGTCGTCAGGAACGACAAGGTGGATTGGCTTATTCACAGCAAGGATGATCCACGAAGGGAAGCAGAGGCTTACGTGCATGGCATCCTCAAGGATGATATCAAGTTTGCTCAGATTGTCGTGGTCTTGGGATTAGGCATGGGCTATCACTTGGCTCCTATCTTTCAGAAGTGGGGAACCGAGGATACTTTTTTTGTTATCATTGAGAACAATGCCCAGTTGTTTAAGAAGTTTATTCAGACCAACAGACCCTCAGTCCAGTCCAATGGGCAGGTTATGAGTGTTTTCGATTTTGACAAGGTAGGGTTTGCCGTTGGACTACCGCTTAACCAGGTATACAATTATTTCTTTGAAATGATGCAGAGGATGGGAAGGAATGCTCACTCAACGTTTTACTTCATTGAGCATCCTGTCCTGATCAGGTTTAACAAGGACTACTACAAGCCGATCATCGGTGAGTTCAACAGGATTTGTTATGACATCAGGAGTTCCTATGGAAACGATCCTGAGGACAGTTGGATCGGTATAAATCACATGCTCATGAATTTGGACACCATTGTTGAAAGTCCTGGGATCAATCAGGTTCAGAATCAGTTCAAAGGTCAGCCTGCGGTAATTGTGGCAACTGGACCGAGCTTAAATAAAAACATAGATCTGCTTCCTCAGCTTAAAGACAAGGCTGTCTTTTTCGCAGCGGATGCTTCCCTGAATACGTTCTTCAAAAAGACGACCCCCATAGTCCCCGACATTTGTTGCTCTTTGGAGAGGAATTTATCCACTGCCAACCACTTCAATCAGATAGCTGAGGAAAAGAAAAAACTGATGGAGGACATTTGGTTGTGTGCCTGTCCTGTTGTGATGCCTCAGGTCTACAAGGCTTGGAAGGGTAAGAACGTTTCTCTCTTCAGAGATTTTGCTCACTTCAAGTGGTTGGGAATTAATAAAGGTATTATCAACACGGGAAAGTCTGTTACCAATATGGCTTTCAAGGCTGCTGAATACATGGGGTGTGATCCGATTATATTGGTAGGGCAGGACTTAGCTTTTTCCCCCGATGGTCAATCACATGTAAGCGGTGCCGATCATGCCCGTGAAGGTCTTAAGGGTTCTCCTCTCATAAGGATGAAAACAAAGGTCATGGGCAATAATGGTCAGCTTATTGACTCATTAGATACGTGGGTTGGAATGCTCAAGCGGTTTGAGTATGACATTGCTATTTCAGGTGGGGGGTATAAGGTTATCAATGCTACCGAAGGTGGTGCGATGATAACGGGTACCGAGGTGGCTAAACTTGGGGATGTCATACAAACCTACTGTAAAAATGATATTGATGTCCATAATCGCCTTAACGGTCTATTGGAGTATCCGTCAGCAATTGCGATGGAGAATGATCGTGCTGTTATAATCAGGGAGTTGGGTCGTGGATTGGAATACATGAAATACGGCATCAATGAGCTTAAGGATGCGATCAATGCAATGGAGATCGGGTGCAAGTTGTTTATTGATGGAATAGAAGATTTCGATCTTAAGGACTTGCTCAACTATTGCAACCGTGTCAAGAACAATGTCATACATCATGAGATGTGTTACTACACAACTATGCATTGCATACAATCGTGGTGCATGGGGAGGGAGAACATTTTCAGGTCGATTATTGCTTTCTATGATGAAAAGGAAGCTACGCCAGCGAAGTTTGTAAAGATATTTGAATTCTTTTACGGACTGCGTTTACTTTATGAAATGCTCTATGAAGGAATAAAGATCAGGCATGAAGAGTACATCCAAGCGGGGAGAGGGGTACAAGGACAGGCATTGCAAGAAGTGCAAGAAACCGTTAACTGCTGATAATGTTCACAGCTCGGTAGTTGCTAGATATCGGTATATTTGCAAGGACTGTTTTAGGATAATGATGGACAGGATTTCCCAACGAACCTTTCCGTGGGAGGTTAAGAGGGAAAAGTATTCCATCGAGAAGAGGAAGAGGGAAAGTAGCATTCCCAGGATTACTGTAAGCAACGCTGAAGATCCTCAGGGTCTGATCTTTGAAATGATTGATGACACTGAAAGCTACAGGATTAACAAACTTGTTAACTTACTGCCTTTGACTTCAGAAGCAAAGGATATACGTCAGATCATAGTTTTCTTGTTGAAGTCTTGGGATATGCTTACTTCGGAGCAATGTGCAATTGTAATCAACGAAGCCAACAACCTCATAGGATCCAACAGCTATGACCCCGACATCAGGGCAAAGATGGCTTTAGATCTAAGGGCATTTATAATCGCTTCAAAGAGAAAGAGTAAGCAGGTTGAGTTTGAAAACACGTTTGAACAGCTTAGAACGACCAATGGAACAATTGAAGTGGAGTCGCCTGTTTAGTGGGAACAATTGAAATAGCTCGGCTTAAGGATTATGATTACTATGCCAAGAACCTTCTTTACATTCAAGCTGGAGATGGACTGATTCAGTTTGATTACGATAAGCGTTTTGTGCAAAGGATGGTAAACGAAGAGTGGAAGAAAATTGAGGCACAGGGTCTTCCTGTAATGCTAATCATTCTTAAGGCTAGGAGGCATGGAGTATCTACTTACGTTCAGAGTAGAATGTTTCATGGTTGCCATATGAGATCTCATATGCAGGCAATCACGATAGCTGCTGATGACGAGGGGTGCGAATATGTTCACGGCATGTCGCAAATCTTCTATGAGTATCTCCCCCCACAGCTACAGCCCAAAACGAAGTTTAAGAGCAAAGAAAGACTGACTTTCGATTATTCTAAAACTGAGTTGAATAGGCATGGTGGTATCAACCTCGGATTAAAAAGTACCATGAAGACCGTGTCCTGCACCAATCGTGCAGGATTGGGTACAGGTAACCACTTCATTCACTTTTCCGAATATGCCATGTACCGTGATGCCGAATCGGTACGCAAGGCTGTAGTTCCGACTCATTTCCAATCGCAAGGCACGTTCTGTGTAATAGAGTCAACTGCCAACGGTATGGTGGGTGCGGGGGAAGCTTTCTATGATGAGTGGACAAGAGCTTGTGAAGGGAAAAGCGTATTCAAACCCCTCTTTTATTCTTGGCTTATGCATGAGGATTACAGGCGACCGAGGTTGGGGGGGATTGCACAAAAGGAAAAGGAACGCATAATTGACACCATCACCGATGAAGAGAATGAGTTATTGTCATTCCATAGTGCCACTTATGAGCAGTTGAATTGGAGAAGGGAACAGATAAAGTTCCTTGGTGTGTACGGTGGAGATGAGAAGAGTGGGTTGGAGAACTTCCATGAGCAGTATCCAAGTACCCCTCAGGAAGCGTTTATCGTATCCGGTAAGAATGTTTTTGATCGCACTGTACTTCAGGAGTATAAAAGGAATTGTCAAACCCCTCTTTACAAAGCTTCTTTCAAGGGGGATTCTGTTGTTCGTGATACGGACGGTGACATGTTGGTATGGGAAGATCCCATCCCAGGTGAAACGTATGTGATTGGAATCGATCCCTGCTGTGGAGAGCCTGGTGCTTCTGATTTTGCTTGCATGGAAGTCTACAGGGTTTTGGATCGATCCAAGGGTGATAAGGTTGCTGTTCAGGCGGCTGAATGGCATGGCAAGGAAGACTCTCGTGTGGTCGGACTGTATGCAAGTATACTTGGCAAATGGTACAATATGGCTTTGGTTGCTCCTGAGGTTTTCAGCTATGGTCATGCCGTGTTGCAAGCTTTGATTGATTTGGACTATCCTTACATCATCAGAAGGCAAGTCATGGACTCCATGAACAAGATGTCGGCTGACAAGTTAGGATGGGCTACTACTCCTACCAGTAAGCCACACATGCTTACAACAAGCAGGTTCATTATTAACAACAACCTTGTGGTGATCAGATCGGAACACTTAGTAAATGAAATGATCATCTTTGTCAGGGACGAGAAGAACAAGGGTGCTAATGCCTACGGTCGTGGCAAGGATGACAGGGTCATGGCTTTTATGATAACGATCTGTAGCATTGAGCAGGAGTATGCCGGACAGAACATACAAAGTGTTGGTATCATTCACCCCAACAGTGAAATTCCCAAAGTCAAAAAAGATAAGCTTACCTATGATGACTTTTGGGATCGTCATCCATCAGGTAAGGCGAAAGGAAAACATTGGTTAGAATTATGAAATTAGAAGCCGAGAGAGTCAAGTGCGATATCTGTGGAAGTGAGGACAACAGTGTCATCAACGAAAAGAAACCGTGGACTGCATCGCCCACGATAAGGGATGACGAGGGGGATTCTTTTCATAAGGTTGACGTAATTTGCAATCAATGTGGACTGATTTTCAAGAATCCGATGATAACCAAGGATTCGTTGGAGGTGTTTTATAAGGATTTTTATGCAAAGATTTTCAGGGTAGAAAACGTGGGAGCGATATCGAAGGATGCTCTTAACAATGCGGTCGTTGCTTCTGTCATGTTTTTGGCTTACATGGAACGCATAGGATTCAGTTTTTTGGGTAAGAAGGTATTTGAGGTCGGATCCGGATTTGGATGTCTTGCAAAGGGTATTCAGTCTTTCGGAGCTTCAGAGGTTTTCGGATGTGAGCCTGATCCCAGGGCAAGTGACATTGCCAATAAACTCTTTTGCAATTCCATTCCCTGTTGCTCCTTAAATGAGTATCTTGCTGATCCTCAGTACAGCGGGAAGAAATACGATGTCATAGTTATGCAGAGTTCCTTGGAACATTTTCACTCTCCCAAACAGACCATAGAAGCATGTAAGAGTATCTTAAATGAGGACGGAAGGATTGTAGTCGAAGTTCCATCTATTCATAAGATCTTCTGTAACACGATCCTAGATGGCTTTCTTTCTGCTGCCCACAATTATACCTTTAGCAAAGATTCGTTAGCTAACTTAGCTAACTTATGCGGGTTTGAGATTGAGAACTTAGACTACGCAGGTCACCGATCATGCATGATTGCGGTTCTGAAAAGATCATCTAACCCTGTAAGTTTGATACAAATGACAGACGATGAAAAGCATAGAATAATCAAATACATGGCTGACCACGAGCATGCGGTGAGGAGCAAGGAGAAAGTTTTAACAGAACTTATTTCGGATATAAACGTTTATAGTAGTATATTGAGTAAGATTGATACCGAGTTCTATGCGATGTCTAATTTTTATAGAATTACGGGATCAAATTTACTATTGGAAAGGGGACACATTTATGAGGCACTGGAGTTTTTAAAGGATTTTTCCCCTGACCAACCGATAGATGAAGATATCTGCGAGGGAACTCGTCTGTATCTGATGGCTATGGCAGCTCGTCAAATGGGTGATTTTGTTAAAGCCTATGATCTTTTAGAGCAAGCCATGAAAGCTTACCCGCCATATAGGAAGTACAACTTCACTAGGGATCTCACGATTGATGGCGTGTTGAGCGAAACTGTATGCTCCTCCAAGATGTGGTGGAATGCAGAAAGAGTATTTTGTAGCCTTGGGTGACTACCTTAAAAACCTGAAGAGAATGCACATTTCTTGACAGGATTTGTGCATTTTTTTTTGTCTTTATGGTTCCCAAGTATACCCATTTAAACCCAATTAAGGTGTAATATGCCGAGTTATTTAGGAAAAAACAGAAAGAAAGCCAAAGAAAAGGAACTTAAAGAGGATGAAACTGAGCAAAAACATGCAGACATATCTGATCCAGTTGGGGGTGACTCTCCTGATATGGGGAGTAAAGAAGATCATGAAAAAGATCGGGTCGACCAAGGAAGAGAGGATCGAGGTGTCGAGGGAAGTGTCGGAAAGTTTATCAAAATTGATAGACGAAAAACTGACGCAGATCTTAGGAAAGAAAGAGAACGCTACGAATCCGCAGACAGGATCCTGAGGCTCAACCAACACGTTGAGTACATCCTTTCCTGCTTGGAGCCGGAGGCTAATCAGAATTTCCATACCGCAGCCTTCGATGCAAAAGTGAAAGACATTGGTATTTACATCCTGGGCATACTCAATCGCATGCACAAGATGGCTGACTATTTCGAACCTGACATCGAGTTCGAGTGGGAGGATGGGGTTGTCGGATACAGTGAAGATCTTTATTGCCAGTATTGTCATAAAAAGATTGAGCGTCCAACCAACCTGAAGCAGTTGTTCTGTAGCAATATATGCGCTAGGGATTACAAGAACGCAAGTTCCACGGGAGTTATTTTCCCCTCAAATGTGCAACGTGGTCCCACTGTAGAAGAGATGGAAGAGAAGCAGTGGGAGCGTGAGCAGAAACGGATCGGATCGGCTAGATAATGGCAGAACAGATAGGTACTGACGAAAAAAGCATACTTCAATTTCTCAACGATATAGATCAGGAGATGGACGAGTTTAAGGAGTCCAACATTTCCAAGGGTTGGGACGACATCCCTGATTTCTATCAAGGAAAGACTCATTGGAATTCATATCGACCAAGCCATAAGCTTTCTCCTATCCTGAATTTTCTGAGGCAGGCAATAGAACGCAAGACATCGCAGATGACTGACACCAAGCCCATGATCGATGTCCTTCCATTCTATGATCCGCTTCAGGATGTTGCTGATGCTCTTAAGGAAATTATATCTGCCAAGTGGCAGGAACAGTCGCTCGACATGACATTTGTTGACGGCATATTCTATGCTGAACTCTTTGGGACTTCAGGATGGAACACACTGTATGATGTTAATCTCAGGAATGGAAAAGGAGATTCCACAATACAGGTTATCGATCCGAGAAATTTGAACTTTGATCCCAATGTTACCTCTTCTCAGTTTCTTGACCGTGGAGAGTATGTACGCATAGAGCAGGTTGTTGCTACCTCTCTTTTGAAATCGAAATTCAAGAGGCAGGATATAGAAGCTGATGCTCCCTTCTCTCTTATAAGTGATAGGAAGCGTGGAAGTGCATCGGGAAGGATCGTAAGGCGTGTTCTTAACAGGGTGAAGAAACAGGCGATCCCACGGTCTGTCGAACGTGAATATTGGATTCAGGACAGAACCATGTGGAACGGAAAGATGAAATACCCTGGAGGTCGGCATATTGTCATAGGTGGGAACAAGCTTTGCGTTGATGAGAAGAACCCCTATTGGGACAAGAGATTACCAGTTGACATATTGGATTGGCATAAGAACCCCGATTCAGCTTGGGGAGAAGGTGAGATAAGCGATCTCAAAGAACTGCAAAGACTCCTTAACAAGATCATTGCCATCATCGTTGAAAACAGTTTGCTGATGACGAATGCTATATGGATCGGTGATTCTAATGCCCTCACCAAGGATGAGTGGGATGCACTTGATAACGTTCCTGGTCTTAAGGTTAAGAAAAAGCCAGGATCTGAAATACGCAGAGAAGTGGGAGAACCGTTACCTAATGGTATTTTTAATGTTGTTACTTATCTTGAGCAGGCTATTGAAAAACTGTCCGGCAACACTGAAGTTGTTCGGGGTCAGACCCCTGGACAGGTTAAATCAGGAGTTGCCATCGAAGCTTTACAGACAGCGGCTATGTCTATCATAAGGCTAAAGTCGAGGGCTGTAGAATCTTTAATGGAACGGCTCGGTCCTAAGCTTATAGCGAGGATCTTTCAGTATGAGAGTGATGATCGCAACATGTGGAGTTTCAAGGGTGACACAGACTTTACTAAGTACAAGTTTATAGCTGATGTTCTTAAAGGTAAGTTACCCGAAGCAAAGAAATACATGAAGAACAGAGAGGATATTTGGCAGCATTTCATGTTTAAGATCAGACCTGGATCCTCTTTATCGATGAATAAATGGCAACAGTCACTCATTGCAATGCAGATGTATCAGGCACAGCCGAAGCCTCTGCTTGACAGATGGGGAGTATTGGAAACAATGGATTGGCCTGGAAGAACGGATGTCGTGGAAAGACTGAAGGCAGAAGAGGAAGAGGCAATGCTTAATCAGGCTGCCATGATGAAAATACAGGCGGGTGCAGAACAAAGTGGATATATTCCTTCGGGAACATCAGGTGGATCAGCTCCTAAGATGGGAGATATTTCAAGTCCTCATGCAGCTCAAGGAATGCAAGAAGCACAAACTAAAGGGGTTGGAGGAGTATACTAATGGCAAATGGCACGCTGAGAGGTTCCTTTAGTGTTGGGGGTGGACCTGCTCAATATAGGGGTTACAAAGCAAAACCAAAACCTACCACAACTACAAGCTCGGTTAGACCGACAACGACTACAACTTCTGTTCCATCCACTGCGGGTGCAATGCCCAAGGTACAACCAAAAGTAAAAAAGGCACCACCTCCAACAGTTATTCAAACCTATCCTCCTAAACGCACATCTACAACGACCACCAGTATCAAGGGTGCAACAAGGAAGATCAGAGATGCTGCAGATGCTTTCAAGAGCAGGGGAAAGCTGTACAAGGAAATGGAGAATTGGTAGA